CAGCCGCAGTCCAAGAGGGTGCGGAAGAAGTCCCGTTAGAAGTTAAGACATAGGTTGAAGTTCCGTTCGCCAACTCCTGAACATCTCCGCTTCCATCTGAATAAAATGTTTTCCAATTTCCCTGATAGTCAAAGTCAGCTAAGGTTACATTCGAATAATCTATTTCATTGTCAGATACAGAACCAGTATTTAAAGCCCCATTAGCGTCTAAATCAGTAGCTGCTCCGAAATCTCCTGCGTCTGGCACATCATCATTCATATCGTCTACCACAAAATCAAATGCGTTATTAACATCGTCATAAGTAATTGTAATCCGAGTATTTACACTATCAGCGTCTTTTAAAAGAAGATTAACATAATCGTCAACTTCTTCTTGAGTCAAGGTTGCTGAAATATAAGCAGCTGAAGTATTTTCTGCCTCTGTCCAGACATCAAATCCGCCCTCAAAAGCCCCTGAAGCATCTACTCCGATTATCGCATGTCCTGAAGTTGCATTAGCTCCATTAGAGGCAAGAGCAGTAGCAGTTCCTGCATTTCCCGTGCAGGTTGAACAAGTAAGTGTATTAGTAATATCTGCGTCAACTACATTAGTCCAACTCCAATTATGCAGGTCGGTATCAACCTCAATAGTCGCATTAGATAAAATCGCAGAAGTTCCGCCTGTAATAGTAAGGACACTTGAAGTTGCTTCTGTTAGATTCCCTTTGTTTATATTTATATCAAAGCTATCATTAGGGTCTTCTACTATGCTGAAAGTAGTTCCGTCAAAATCAAGGTTAATCGCATTTGCACTCTGGTCTGCTCCGTTTATTTCAAGGTTAGCAAAAGTATTGGTATCGGTATAATTTCCAGCATTTATATTTACTGCCCCTAAATCAGAAGTCCAATCTAAATGCTCATTAGCTGTAAAGTTTAAAAGTGAATCGTGGTCTATCTCTCCTAAGGTTAATCCTACTGTATCTCCAGTTAAGCTAATGCCAGTAGAGGTGGCTAAGTTGGTGTCATCGCTTATATCTACCTGCCCTAATGTTACAACCTGCCCAGACTGACTTAAGTAATTATAAGTCGTGGTATTCAAAGACATAGCGTCGTGTAATTCTGAATCATTTGCCAAACTCACACTCCAAATCGCCTCCATTTCTCCTTGTGTATCTATCTCGGTTTTTAAATAGTAATTAGTGGCAGAAGCATTCCATATCGGGTCAGATTCGGTTTTCAGCCAAGCATCTACATCTCCAGCTACTATCGTAGAATCTGCGTCCAAATAAATCTTGTCCACATAAGCATTAGCCCAATAAACCCCTGCATATCCAAGATTAAAATTAGAATCGCTATAAGGATAAAAATGAGTATTAACCTGAACTCCTGTTTCCCCCGATAAATTATCTAAGTAATCAATATATCCTACTGTCGCGTAAACCTCATTCCACCTTTTAGCATCGCTTCCCAAGTCGTCAGTATTGTTAGTATCAGAAATCAAAGAAGTATTTATGGCAACCGAAGATAAGTTTGAAAGAGAAACATCAGCCTTGCCTACCAGCTGACCCGTAGTAGCAAATCCTTCCCCACTCCAATCTCCCCAAGAATAAGCAGTAGCCCACTCAGTAGTTGAAGCCGACAAAGGAATAATATAACTCCCATTTAAAGAGAAAACTCCCGTAGAGGTTGAATAATCAATCCCCGTAATAGTTTCCGAGATGGATTCTCTTGCCCTTGTGTTTGTAAAATAAAGATTAGTCCCCTCCGTTAAATCTCCCGTGTCTTTGGTAGTCAGCCAGTAGTCAGCACTTGTCGTTGACCAGCCTCCTGCTCCTGCACCACAATCGCTTCCCGTTCCTGTAACAACCCCATTGCTATCTACGTGTAAACATTGCGTAGAGCCACTAATCCCTGAAATTGTCAAGTTAACAGTATCGGTGTCTGTAGCGTTAATGTTTATAATCCTGTCAGTTGTAGAACCTACCCCGTAAGTTGAAATCGTAGGAACAAGGTAGTCATCAATCGGAAACCAATAACTCCACTGCCCGAAAACGAGTAAAGGAATAAACAAACCTATTAAAATTAAACTTATGATTTTTTTCATACCCACGCTACTATAATTACGACCCCACTTCCAGTTGGACTTTGGAAGTAAATCGTCTTAGTTGTTAAATCTAATCCTCCTTTCTCGTCAAAATTGCCCGCAGGAATAGGAATATAATCTACACTACTCCAATCGTTCCCGTGAGTAGCCATACAGTATTTAAGCACAGCCCTATGGGGATTTAGCTTATTGCTTCCCATAGCATAAATCTTAAACCTCTTTGTATGGTCTGGCAGAAGTTGGGAGTATTCCGTATCAGCAATAGTCAAAGCAACATTGTAAATGTGTATTCCTGTCGCACTTTCTAAAAGGTTAGCCGTAGCATTCTGTTTGTTCTTGATAAATACCCTGCTCGGACTTCCTCCAATTATCCCTCCTGCTTTTCCTTTTTCTTCCACTCCACCCTTAGCTTCATATCCTTTTCCCCGATATGTAAGAATAACAGGCAACGGCTTTTTATAAGTAATCCCGTTCCAAAAAGTTTTCAAATCGCTGATAAAGTCCGCCATCTTCTTTATTCCTAAAACCTCTAAAACCTTCGGAAACTTAATGTCGCTTGCCTTAACATTAACAGGCGTAGGATTAACTACTATCTTCGGTTGAGGAATATCCCTTACAATAACCTTCGGCTCGGGAACTTTTATTATAGGAGGAGAAACATTTATCTGCGGTTCAATTTTAATCTGCTCTATCGCTTTTATTAATTTCTTCTCATCAATAAGAGGTTTGAATAAATCCCTGATAACATCTAATGCCATCATCTTTCTTCCTTTCGCATCTTTTATTTTCTTCACCTCTTTTTTGAAAACCTCAATCTCTCCCTCGCCAACCCCCGAAGTATTTAAAATATCCTCCAACTGCTTTTCAATTGTTTCTATTTCATTTGGCATTTAAAGTGTCCCTTATTTCTACTTTTAATTTAGACAACTCCTTCCTTTGTTTCAGCAAGAACTCCTGAGCTTCGTCCATCTCATTCCATTCTGCTGACTTCTTTCTCAAAAGCTTTGAAGCCAAAGAATCCCTTTTAATGATAGGATTTCTTGGAGGTTTAAAAACATTAACAGTTTCAAAAGCATCTCTCAAACTTTTAGGCATACCCTCTATTGCGGGTTTATCTACCTCCTTATTCATAATCTCAACCCATAACCCCCGACAGTTAGCGTGTATCTGGTCGTTGTGAGTAAATGGGTCGCTTTTTTTGAAAACCCTCCCATCGATAGAAAGGCAATAATTACAATTATGCACCAGTATCCCATTTGCAAAATAAGTCCTATCGTTCGCTACCGAAAGATTATAAACTATCGCTTGTTTTACTTGACTAATTGTGCTATAATTAAGTTGATGACTAAATACATTTGCAAGTTTTGTAAAAAATCCTTTGTTCCTAAATATCCTTATGATAAATATGGGCGTATTCCTCAATACTGCTCTCTTAAATGCTTTCATAAAAATAATAGAACAGGAAAATATATTAGATGTAAAACTTGTGGCAAATTGGTATATTCTCCTAAAACAAGACCTCGTATATATTGCAGTATGACTTGTCGAGATAAACTGAAACATACCACTAAGATATGTCCGAACTGTAAAAAAGAGTTTCAAGTTCCAATCTCTAATGCTGACAGGTATAATTTTTGTAGTAGAAAATGCAAAACTGCTAAAACCATTTACAAAAAATGTCTTCGCTGTGGAAAGATAATTAGACCAAGAGGAAAAAGAAAAGATATTAAATTTTGCTCTGAAAACTGTCGCCGTCCTCCCGTTTTTTCTATCTGCATTCATTGTGGTAAATCTTTTAGAGTTACTCCTACAGTCTATAAATCTCGCAGATTCTGTTCCATATCTTGCTACAGAAAATATCGGGGTGAAACTTCTATTGAAAAGAAAGTTAGAGAAATTTTGGATAAACTCAAAATCAAATATATTCAAGAAAGAAAAATTGGCAGATATTCTATTGACTTTTTTCTTACAGACTATTGGATTGCTTTGGAAGTTGACGGCTCTTATTGGCATAAAAATCCTGAAAAGGACACTCGCAAAAACTCGTATCTTGCTAAACACAATATCAAGGTTATTAGAGTTCCAAAATTGATGATAAAATCTGATGAGATTACAAAGCAATTTATTCTTTCTGAAATTAACAAACTTATCCCCAATCCTTAAATTCATTGCTATTACCCAACCTTTACCTTTCACCCAAAATGGATGTTCAGCTGTAACGGTTATTTTTTTTCGCCCAATTTTCAGATCTACCATTTGTCCATCATATCTTCTTTGCATTGCTACCGATACTTTCTCTATTCCCTTATGCGTAAAAACCTTATCGCCTACTTTTATATCCTCGATATTCCTATCGCCATCTATAGTGCTAATTTTTGTTCCAGTTGGAAAACAAGTAACCGAGTCTAAAATCTCACTTCTCTGTAAGGCATAAATCTCTTTCTCGTAAACATCAAAAGAAGCTCGCCTTCCCTGATTGACAGCACTCCCTATTGTAATTGCAGGCACGTTATATCCTATCCTTTCCGCCTCCCTCCTGATAGCCGTTATAATCCCTGCTAAAGTTTCCCTCAAAGCTTTCTTCTGTTGCAAAGAAGTCAACAAAGATAGCTTTCCGCTTTTCATTAAATCGTTTGCCATTATATCTGTCAGGTTATCAGCACTCCTTGTTATATTCCGTAAAGCCTCCCTTGTAGTAGGAGGAACGGCTTTTTTCATCTCGTGAGAAGCTATCATCTTCCCATACTCAAACATATCCTTACTTGTATTATAAACTTCCTTCCGATAGTCCTTTTGGTAAGCGACAACAATCTCTTTTAATGCCTTGCTTTTCTCTGCTCCATCTTTTATCTCTAAAACCCTCTGCATATCGTTTATCAGCCTATCGCTTGAAGATTTCAAAACTCCTGTAATAGATTTCCTAAGTTTCTTTTCCGCTACATCCATCTTTGACTGAATGTCTTTGAAGTTAACCTTCTTCTCCGCAAATGTCAGCTCCCTCCAAGTAATGAACTCACTCACTTTTCTTTCTGCCATCTTCTCTTTCTCCTCTATCTCCTTTTTCTTCGGAACAGCCTTAGTCTTTTCCTTTTCTTCTTCCTCTGGCTTCTCTGGTAAGTTCATCAATTCCCTAACCCTATCCTCTAACTTCTCGTCAGGAGTAATTATTCCCTGTTGCGTAAGACTCGACAACGCCTTCGCAATCTTGTCATATTCTACTGCTCCAATCTTGGCAAACTTTAATTGAGGATATTCCTCCACCGTATAATTCAAATCTACTAACTGCCGAACAGCATACTTATTTATAATATCACAGCATTGCCTTGCGATTGCAGTTAAGTTATTATGGAAAACTGTCGAATGGTCTTGACTTAAAGCTCTCGACCCAGTATTTCCAGAACCCAAATCCAGAAATTGAGCCAGAACGCTTAAGAGGATTTCCCTATTGTATCTTTTAATTGTCGCTGTCGGATCTTTTAATGTTTTCGCTTTCATATCTGTAAATCCCATTTCCCAGCCATTTGGAATAATAACATACCCCCATTCGTTAGCCCTAACATTTTTTAAAAGTTCCTCCGCTCTCGCTTTATCCCTATCAGTATGTTTTGTTGGCAACACAATATAAGGAATGCCCAATCCCTGACGTTCAAAAGCCATAGCATTTATTTTCTCCGTGTGCTTCTTGTAATACCAAGACCTGTAAGCACTCCTCAAAACAGAACTGCCTAACCAGTTATCCCCTTCCTTCCTATGTGTAAATATAATAAGTTTTTCTATCGGTATTGAAATACTCCCTCCATCTTGCAATTGCTGGACTATCCCATCTTTGCCATTCTCCGTTTGCCATTTCGAAATCGACGCTTGCTTTCGAGGAGCAAACTTCCTCCAGCCAATCATTTCCCTTCCGTTAAACTTTACAGGCTTGAAAACTTTTTCAAACACGCTAAACCCAAAAGGAAGCATCAGTAATGCTTGCCTTAAAAAGTCGTCCCACGTAATCGACATATACTCAAATAGACATTGAGAAATGAACTCTGCTACATCTTTATCTTTTTTCTCCTCTGATATTGGCTCTACATACCACTTAGTTGCCCTAATCGGCAACTCGCAAGCCAGTAAGGAAGCCTTAATCACGCCATCACTCTTTTTCATCTTGTCGTAAGTAATAATAGCACTCGAACCAGTTAAAGCCGTAACATAATCCTCATCAATAATATGACCACCGAAAATTGTAGTGCCCGACTCCCCTAATTCCCTACTTCCAACAGTAGGGGTTTTAAATATCTTTTTGATATTATCAAATATCTTCATTGTTAAATTTCTGACCCTTATTAAATAATAGCTCTTCCAAAACCTTTGTCAAGTCTTAAAGTTCTTTCTGCTCTCATATGACAACTTCTACATAAAGATATTAAGTTTTCATCTCTATCATCTTTTCCTAATCTCCACGGCTTTTTATGGTGAACATCTAATTTCTTTTTTGCTCCACAATTTTGACAAGTATATCTATCTCTTTTTACAGCAAGATTGTAAAGTCCCTTAAAATTCAGCTGTCAAAAGCCCAGCTGTCAGAGGCTTTTCCTCCCCTCCCTGATGTTGCTCTATAAAATGAGAAATACTCGAACCTGCAAAAGTAAGCATTAAAGCATCTGCTACATCAGGACTCGGCAAACCTCTTTTCTTCATATCCTTTTTTGACTCTATTAGTATCTGCCCTTTCTTCTCCGAACTGAACTTGTATTTCATATTCGCTACCTCGTAAAAGTCGTCGTCTTTCGGCAAGTCCGCTTCCTTAATCCAGTCCCTTACTTTCCAGTAAGCTTCCGCCCTAATGTTATAGAATCTTTCTGTGTCCTCTGCCGTCCCTCCAACAGCAATGCCGTTAACATCATACCTCCCCACAACCGTCCCATTTTTAGTATACTCCTTTTCGTGCAACCTGTCGACAACCCCAGCCCCAATTCCTATAACATCAACAAAAACATCTTCAGGTTCTATCCCCTCCTCGTCCATTATGTTTACAGTCCTGCCAACAGTCTGCATTAAATCTTCCTTCGCATAGGTTTCCTTTCTGATAACTTTCTTTCCCTGCCTAACGACAAACGCTATCTTATCATCTCCAAATCTTGCAGGGTCAACCCCTAACCTTTTTCTTCCTTCCGCTTCTACTGTCCTGTTAAATGCTCTCTCTACATCGTCAACTGGAATAAGAGTATCTTTCTCTGACTTCGGAAAATCCCCTTTTACTTTTATCAAATACAGATTACTATTCAATCCATATTTCCTCGCCATTTCCTCAGGATAGCTTGGCGACATCAATCCCGGAATAATTATCTTGTTGTATCTTACATTCGGAATATCCGTATCTTGAATGTGAATCTTATAAACCCCTTTTGTAGAAAACAACTTAGCAAATGAACCAGAAGTCCTATAAGGGTTTCCACCCACTAAAAGCTGAGAACCCTCTGAAGCAAGTATTCCGTCTATCGAGCCGAAGATTTCCTCTTTCACTCCCGAACCCTCATCAACAACAACTAATGTCCTTCCTGTCTTAGAATGAAATCCCAGCATTCTTTCCGCAACCTCCGAAGCATCGCTCTCCTTTCTTGTAGCCAATCCTATCGCATACCAGTTTTCGCTAAGCTCTAAACTTGTCGCCAATAATTTCCCTCCAGTTGCTCTTGGAAAAATACTCTCCATCTTTACATAAGCTCCCCTCAACTCTCTCCATAAAATTTCTTTGACCTGCGTCCAACTATTTCCGTTCCAATGATACTTGCCATTTCTCCTTACAAGAACAACCCCAGAAGGCACAGTTACACAATAAACAAACCCTGAATAATCTTTTTGATACCAATGCTTCTTGTATGATTGAACTTCTTTCCCTCTTTTATTCCAAAACCCAATAACATATTTTGTATGTTTTCCCCAAGAACCTTCAGGACTCCTTGAGTCAAGATTAACAACATATCCAGCCTTGACACATAACTCCTGTAAATCATCTGCTAATCCCTTAGAACTTGTAAAAAGACGGGTTGACCCATTCTTATCCATATGCCCATCTCCTTTCCAAAAACCATACAAGAACTTTTTAATTGACTCTTTGCTGGATTCTTTTATCCAAACAGGTATTCTCTTAGTAATCGCCTTACCATATACAACAAATTCCTTTGCCAATTCCTTGTTATAAATCTCCCAGTTACAGATTCCATTTTTACCTTTATACTTGTGCCACTTCGGTAACCAGTCTTTGTTTCTTTCGAGCAAATTATCCACATAATCTATGTAATTCTTTTGTGTTAAACAAACCCTATATTTTCTGCTCTTTGGATTAAATTCAGAATGCCCGTCAGCAAACCAAAATCCATAAAACTCCATCTTGTCTAAGCTTCTCTCTTTTCCTATCCAGTCTGAATCTCTCTTGAATCTCCAACCCTCTCTATTAAAAATATCCTTCGCTTCTTTAACTTGCCACTTACCCTCGTATCCATTCCTGCCTCCCAATTTCAACTTTGTATAACATCTATGATTGGGAGTAACTAAAAAATCAAGTAATTGACTTTTAAATCCAACCATCTTTCCTTTGTAATAGGTTTTTATTATCCTCTCTGGTTTAACAAACTCAAGACTCTTGCCTTCTTTCAGCTGAGCTACTTTATCTTTACTGCTTAAATTCTTGAAATACTTCCACCCATTATCCGTTAAAATCTCTGTCTTTTCGTCGTAACACGGTGCAGTTGTTATAACAATACTGTCGGGATTCCTAAGCAAAAAAAGCAAAGCTATCCTCGCTAAGATAAAACTTTTCCCCGAAGCGTGGCAACTCCTAATAGCTGTTATTTTATTATGGTCTATTAAAACTGATTTTACTGCCTCTCTTTGTTTAGACCACAATCCATACTTACATCTAAAAAAGAACTCAATCGCCTCAATTGGTTTTTTTAGCTTATCTGCTATCCAGTCCTTTGTTTCTTCTTCGTTTTTCATTATCTTCTTCACTAACCTTTCTAAACATTTCTATTAAAGTTAATTCACCAAACTTTCTTACAAAGAGGCCTGAATCAAATTTAACCTCAAATAATTTCTTCCTTGCTTCTACTAAAGTCTTTAAGGCTCTAATTACATCCTTGTCTGAAGCAGAAAAAACCGCAGGAGTAATTTCTAATTCGCCAGAGTCTAATGTTTTTTGTCTTTCAGGCTTTCCTTCTCTTGATATAATCTTCCAACACTCTAACTCTATCTCTTGGTAAGCATCCTCCATTTTTGCTACTTCCTCTTTTAGAACTTGCTTGTCTATCAATTCAAGGTTCTCTTTTCTTACTTCTTTACGAAGCCTTAAAGCAACATCTTTATTCACGTTTAAAATCTTGGCAAGCCTATATTTACTTGCTCTTGGCATTCTAACTAAAATAGCTCTTATTTTCTCCTTAATCTCTGCTGTTCTTTCTTCTGTAAATTTACCCATTGTTTTTCAAGGTAGCCCTTATTAGCCTATTTTAAACCGACATTAGCTTGTAATTTATTATATTATAAATAGCATTTTTGTCAACATCCCAACCTACAAAATTACTTAACTATTCCCTTTTCCTCTTTTTGTATAGTAACCTTTGGAATCTTGTGTCCTTTCTTTTTGTTAATTATTTTCTTCTCCTCCATTCTCTCGGTAAAACTCTTGCCTCCGAAATCATAGTCATTCCTCTCTAAGCAGAAAAACCAATCTGCCTCGTCCATCTTTATTCTATCATAATTCATAGAAGAAAGAAGCTTGAGAAGTAGAAATCTTGCCCTCTTGCTAAACCTTAGAATAAACATTGGTATTCTTTTCAGCCTTTTCCATTTCCTTTTCATCTGGATTGAAGATTCCCTTTCCAAAAAAATATCAATAACCCTTCCTATCTCTTTGACAGTGTTAAACCTTAATTGAGATCTGCTTATTTCTGGCAAAATATCCTGAAGCCGATACTTATAAGCACCATCAAACTCCAACACCAGCATTAAAAGGTTTCTCATCTTCTCTGAAACTCCCCTGATTTCGTCGTCTTCTATCTCGTTAAGAACCTTATCAGATGCCTGAAAAACCTCTTTAACCGATACGCAAAACTTATTTCTCTTGGGGATTAACTTCCCTATCGGCTCGTAAGCTATCTTGAAATAGTATTCTGATATTTTTAGGAACTCTTTCTTGGCTCTCTTTCTCGAAAACAAAAAAAGGATAACAGCCCAAGCTATCATCACTTTACTTTTGAATACATCAAGAAGAATCCAGAAAGCGTCTTTTGAAATATCCAACTGCTTCACCATTCTTATCTCGGGGTGTCCCTTGTAAAGATAACTGCAACCCAACAACTTGCTGAACACTCCTCCACTTTCAGGCTTTATAATCTTTTCCACAATCCCCACGCAGTTCGGTTGGTTTCCATAAGCACCAATGATAAGTTTCATATTGCCTTTCATCTCCTCAATCTTTTTCTTGATGTCTGGACTTGTTTCAGTTTTGTTTTCCATTTTTTTGCTCTGCTTCGAGAATCTTTGTTACGTCAATTATCCTCAAAGAAGGTATTATCCCGTTATCTGTTATTTCCAGATAGGCATTCCAATCACATCTGTATTTCCTCACCAGTTCCCTGTGTTCCTTACTAAAACTCTTTGCCCGTGCCTTCTGGTCATCTTTGAACATTCTACTTAAACTAATCATATTTTTTGTTTATGTTAATTATTATTCTCGGATTCTCTTTGTCGACAAATTTACGAATTGTCAGCATTTGAATCTGCTTATCATCTTCGTAAACTATTCCCTCTAAAGAATCCAGCACCAGCTTGCTGTAATTATCAACATCACGCCTTCGCTTGTCTTTGAAAAACAGGATCATCTCCATATCACAGTCGCCTGACATAACTTTTCCCTCATACTGCTTTCGGGCTTCTGACTGGTATAACTCTTTTCTCTCTTTTCCCCGCTTTGTCATATACCTTGTCGGAAACCTACCTCGACAAGCCGACCTGTAAATAAGCTGGGTGCTAAGAGGTTGCCCTGAAAAAATAATCTTCATTTTTCTAATACAGTTACCCAACCTCGTCTTAATAATAAAACTTCTTCCCCTTTTTTATAATCCTGAAATGCTATACCGTCAAAACGATTATCACTTCTTTGAACTCTACGACAATATCCATTCCAAAGAATGATACAAATATCTCCTCCCCTGATATTTTCCCTCGCAATTCTAAAAATAGGGGGATTTTCTAATAGCTCTTTTAATCTTTTATGAGTAATTATTATTGTTTTCATATTGATAATACTCTTTTAAAAAAGTTTTTAATCCTCTGCCACAAACTTATTCTCCTAATAGAAACTGGCTCTTTTTCAGGCAAATCTTCGCTGTCAGCGAACTCTGTAAGTATCCCTAAAAATCGATTCAGTATATCTGTCTTAATAGCTGTCAATGGCTTTCTTAAAACCAAAATATCATTTCCACAATAGCACCTGACCCAAGCGTGCCTTCTTCCTGCTGTAATTTTAACTATTTCTTTTATCTCTATTTTTGACATATTATTTTACTAATTCGTCAATCTTTTTGATAATCCAATCTACTGCTTGTCTGTATTGTTTAGAAATTACTTCATCTCTTTTCTTAAACAATCCCTCTCTTAATTCAATCAATGCTCTATCTGAAGTATCGGAATATAAGAACTTTTCAAAATCTTCATCTGTTCGGCACTTTTTTAATTCCTCTATTTTTTCTTTTATTTTTGACATCTCGTTATTTTTATAGTGTAATAATTTAGCTTTATTTTCGTCATAATAAGTAAGAGGACTCTTGACTAAAACTAAAATTTATTTTGTGCTACTTGTTAAAAGTAGCTTTTTTATTTAAACTCCTTAATCACCTTACCAATTTTCACCATTTCTTTATAAGAAAACCAATCTCTTTTAATAAAATTACATCTCTTACAAGCCAAAACCATATTTCCTATTTTATAACCATTATTATTATCTTTTCTATCAACTTGTAATCTTTCTTTGAGGGGTAATTGCCCACAATAAACACATCTTTTTTCTTGCTTATTATACCATTCTGAAAATTCCTCTTTAGATATTTTCCGTTTTTTTCCTCTTTTAAGATAAGTCCAAATTCCTATTGGAGTTTGCTCCCACCTTTGAATACATTCTTTACATCTTGAATTTCTACCACTTGAAAGATGTTTAGCTTTCTTAAAAAAAATTAAAGGAAACCATTTTTTACATTGAGAACATTGCTTTTTTCCATTTTTGATAATTTGCTTTGGTCTTCCTTTTGTCATTATTGTAGCTTATCATTATCCGCTACAAAAGTCAAGGTGGTAAACCAGCTTTTTTATTTCAACAGAAGATAAATCTTATATCCCAAGATAGCAAAGTAGATAGCGAAAACTATCTTAGTAAGTTGAATGAATGTTTCTGCTTTTGTCATTGTTTCTTTTTATTTTTATAACGTCTTGCTATTTGCCGTCTTCTCTCTGCTTGACAATCAAAATCTCCACAAGTAATCTGCTTTTTTTTATTAGTTTTAAATTCTTTCCCGCAAATTATACAATTCTTTTTGTAAAGACTTTTTGTTATTTTCATTTATTTTATCTTCTTCCCTTGCCTTTAGATTTAGTGGTTTTACATCCACCACGACCCCTATTGGCTCTCCTACCTTTTCCAGAGCTGTCGTGTTTTGGTTTTCTTCATAGCATTGTATTAGGTTTATAGTTTTAGCTTCCTGCAATATATCCAAAGCCACTATTTCATAATTTATATTTATCTTTTATTTTTTGAATTTGTTGGTTAAGTTTTTCATTTATTATTTTTACACAAACATTAAATCCAGTATCTAATACAGATAAGATTCCTCCTCTACCATTACTTCCTTTTTCTTCCATCTTCAACCCCTCTAAATCCTTTACAATCTTCTGCTTATAAAAATCTGCTACTGTCTTTGCTGTTAAGAGGTTCACTTTCTTTCTGCGAGCAAAACACTCGTTGTCTTTTTCTTCTAATATAATCTCAATAGCAAAAATCAAACTTCCTAAATAACCGCTGATTGTTTCATTTTTTGGTTCCCCATTACCAAATTTTATCTGTATGTTTCTTTTCCAATCTTTTGTTTTGTTTGTATTTTTAGACATAGTTTACTTGTTACATAATTTACCACCTACCCCCGCTATAACCTTTATTTCTTCAATCCTTCCCCCACTATCAGTTTTTAATCCTTCCATTTCGGCATCTCCAAATCTTTGGAATTGCCCATCTTTAAACTTTATTAAAATTTTTATTGCCTGCCCATCTCTTCCCTTTAAATAAACCTCACCATCTTCTTTTCTTTCCAGCCATAATTCAATAGTATGTTCTTTTTTAGATTCACCTTTGATTTTGAATTTCATTGTTTTGTTTTATTACTTTTATAGTTTTTATTTGTCGACCAAAAGTTATTGCCTCTTTCTTTGATTTCATCATCAGGTCTATTAAAAATTGGTATCTGCTATGTGTCCTATCTTGGCATTCCCAGACTTCCCCATCTATCAGTATCCTATCTCCAAAGTTAAACTCATTAGAGGCGAAAATCTTTTTATCAGTTTCACAGACATTTAAACCTGAAGCAGAAATACAGGGAGTATCATCACATTGTTCTCGCACGGGATTGTAAGCAGTCAAAACTCTTGTCCCTAAAACATAGGTCTTCAGATATACAGGGCTAGAGATAGCTTTTAAGGAATTTCCAGATATTATAATTATTTGAGAGGGTTCTTCTTTTCCGCAGGCTTTTAAGGGTTTCCAGAGATAGCAGACGACTAAAATTCCAATGATGAGGAACATTGCTAAGATTAGGTTGGTAAAGGTTTTATAAGTCATAGTTTATATTAATCTCCGATTATGAAAATTATTCCTCTTATTTATTATCTTTACTCTTTCACTACAATTAGGACAAACAGCCTCAGCATCTCTCTCGTTAATCCATAAAGAATCTTCAGCCAACCATTCGTGTCCACCAAAGTATTTACCACATAGAGGACAAGGAATCCAAAAATATCCAAATAAGAAAGCATAACAACGGTGTAAAAATCTTAATACCCTCATATTGTTTATTTTTCTGATGAATTGCTTATAGGTCATTCTTTTTTTAGTCGCCAGAGCCGTCGGCAGAATATCTGCCAGACCATTTTTCTTTTGGCTAAGGTTTCCCCAAACTTATATTTAAACCAAGAAAGAAAAACCTTCTCAATTTCCCTCTCGCAAAACAAGGACTCGCCCAACTTTTCTGTCAGCTTCTCGACAATCCTGTCCTGAAAGGCAATCTTGTTTTTAGCTGTTCTCTGAATCTGCCTTACCCTTTCCCTACTGATTCCTCCCATCTTCTTGCCGATAGATTCAAGCTTTATTCCTTTTTTCCTGAGAAGAAGAACATCCTTTTCCCTTTGGGTTAATCCACGCAAAAACGGAAAGATTAAGTCTTTCGATTTCAGTTCCCTCCTTAGTATTTTGTTTATGATTCTTTTTGCCATTCTTCTAAATCTTTAGCTTTTATTTTATCTTTCCTCCGTTTAAAACTCGACCTAAACTTATTAACAAACTTTCTATTTTTCTTTGACCTGTGAGTCCTATGCCTATCTTTAAATTGTTTCCTCCTGCTCATACCAAACTTTCTATGCTTTCCTTTTCCAACCTTTTCGCATAAGTTCTCCTGATTCTTAAATTCTGAAGTCCCGACCATTTCTTGTTTAGTTCCCGATATAAAACTGGGTCTGATACAATGATATAATTTACACTCATATCTCTTTTAATCTTGATAGCTCCTAACTCCTCAAACCATCTCTCAGAAGCAACCCCATCATAGCCCTTATTCTTCTCGCACCAGTCAATAAAATCATTTTCAAATTGCCTCACGATTGCCTTCTCCTCTGGGTTATCGAGATTGAACTCTTTTCTGTCCTCCCGAGTCCCTATGTTTCCAATCCTCTTTATGTCGCATATCTTGAACATCTCGCCTCCAATCTGTATAATATCCTGCGACTTAGGGTTTAACTGCCAATCGGCACTAACCCTCTCACCTTCTTTATTGCTGACAAGCAATGGCTTGTCCTGTCTTTTAAAATATATTGATGGCATATTATTCTATAATTATTTCTTTATAAACTTGATTCGTTAATCTTTTTGCAATCGCTATAATTATTTCTATTGTTTCTGGGAATGCTTTAGATGATTCTTTTCTCTTAGCTTTCCTTTCTACTCTTAGCAATAATTTATGTCCTTGATTGTAGTTAGCAGAAGGCACTCTTATTATTCCCCAATCCTCCCACTCGTAATTAGGTTTCAATCCTTCTGGTAAAATAAGGTAGCAGAAATTGAAACTATCACGCCACCGAGCATAAGGTTTTACCTGCCTGTTTCTATTCAAGTCCTGTTGGCTTGCTTTTGCTTCTAAACAATAACTCCTTCCGTTTTCTTTTATTCCTACTGCGTCAAATAAATCTCCACGAAAACTAACTTCTTCAGCGACTATACTGCAACCAGTATTATTAAGCCAAAGTATCGCCTCTTTTTTTAATTTTTTATGCAATTCGCTTTCTGCCATTTTATCTAATTATTTGAATCTTAAATCCTTTCTCGTAAATTGAGTAAAGGCGTTTGCTATAATTCTCAAACTCTCGCTGGCTCATCAAAATTATATGCTCTCCCTTTCCTTCTCCGTGAAACAACCTGCCTAACCTCTGACCCTCCTGCCTTCTGCTTCCGAACAGGAAGTCAATCTCAACGATCCTCTCAATTATTAGTTTAATTTTATCATCAAAGACAGTACTCTCAAAATTATTAGACGCAGTACCACTTTTACTCGGATAGTATCTCTCTAACTCAAATTTAATAAGTCTTCCCTGATTAGTAAGTATAAAAGGCATTTTTTCTATTTCTACTATCTGTATTATTTTTTCGTATATTTTAAGATTCATTGTTTCTTATCCGAATAATTTTTTATCTTTTTAGGGACTTGTAATTCCTCAAACTTTTCTGCGTTCCGAAACCAAGTCCCAATTCTCCTCCCCAACTCAAATGTTTTTTCAAACTGCCAACGCTTTTTCTTTCCCGTTCCATTCAGTTCCGACCAGTAAGAACGAAATCTATCCAAATGAGGCTTAACTATCCCGACAGGCAATTTTCTTTTTTCCGCCTCTGCTACTACTACCCTTTCAAACTCGCCGTCGTCTTCTAAAAAGAAAATAACTAATTGGGAGGGAGTTCTTTCTTTTTTACTTTCTTTAGCATTTGTTTTTTTATATAAAGCATTTATATCTTTATCTAAAGCATTTGTTGTCTGAAAACCACTTGTTCTTTTTACAACACGGTTGTTTTTGGTGCTTCTTGTAAACCCATTAAGATAATGAATATGAATATAATGCCCTCTAATCCTTCCTTTCTCGTGCCGAATTACTGTTTCTATTATTTCTTCTTTCATTAAAAGGTTTTTAGCTTTCCTAAACCTTGTTCTTCCCCAATGAAGTCCTTGTATACAGAATTGGTCAGTAGCATAAACCTTATTTGTTATCTGCCAAGAAGCACAATAACAATAAAAATTATAAAGAGTGAAAGCATCAGTTCCTACCTTACCAAGCTTTAACAATCGTCTTGCAGTTAAAGTGTGAGTAATTATAATCTCTTTATTTAACTCATTTACAAATCGTTGTTTTTCTTTTTCCATAGTTATACAAAACGCCGAACAGGAGGCAATCAGACAAGTCTAACTTTTCCTGTTCAGCGTTCTATGTCCGATTGCCATATTATTCAATTTTACCAAATCCAATATGTGTGTCAAGTTTTTAAAGAGTTCCTGCCTGCCGATAACTATTACTCTCCTTATGTTTTGTAGAAAGCAGTTTGAAAAGCAGTAGAACGAACAGGCACGGACTCTATCTCCATTATCTCCTTTTCTTAAAGTAGTGTCAAGCCCTTTTTATCCACTTGTTTTCCACTTGTCAATATATCATTTATATTCTTTTCTTACAACTATTTTTAAATCAAATATCTTATCTAATCCTCTTTCTTTAACAATTTTATTTCTTAAATGCTTATTAGAATGCAAAGCCGTATGACACTTTCGACAAGCATAAAGTATATTATCTATATGATGTAATGCTGGATGTTTTGGTCTTTCAGAACGAAATACAATATGATGTAAGTCAAACGCTGGAGCATTTCTGATACCACATTTTTCACAAGGATAATGCTCTATTGTTATATAACCCTTACTGTAAATCTTTTCAAGAAATCTTTTAGGGATTGATGCCATATCAGTATTACTATCATAGTATTTTCTTGCTGGTGGTTTTCCCTTATAATGCTTTTTTATCATTTTTTTATAATCTTCTTTTGTTAAACCAGAAAGCCAAGTTGGTTTTCCTTTACGACTTTTACTCATTTTTCTTTTTGTTTCTTCAGAAAGATGTTTTCCTTTGTTTATTTCACTTAACTTTTTCTTTGTTTCTTCAGTATGTAGGTATCCTTTTCTTCCTTTTGAACTTTCACTTATTTTTCTTCTCCATTCTTTAGTAATTATTCTTCCCTTTAATGCCTTGCTTAAATTTCTTCTGTGTTTTAAAGAACGTTTTCTTCCCTTCAACGATTGGCTTATTTTTTTATTTCTCTTAGTCATATCTTTTTCTCGCCACATTCTTTTAGAGGCAATACTTATCTTTTTTTTAGTCTTTTCAGTATGATTCTTTAAACAATTAAGATGTCCTTTTTGAAACCCTTGTTGAGAGAAATAATTTATTCCTTTTATTCTTTTATAAATTCCTGTTGGCATATAATTAAATAGCCCGCTTTCCTGCACGGATTACGGGCTACTTAATAATAAATCCGTGCAGGTTTATTATTTAATTGTCCCCTTTTTAATCTTTCTTGTCAAGTCCATCAGGTCTTGTTTTAAAAACCTTATGGCATATTCTACACTCCCAGCAAGTTATCTGCTTAAAGGAATGTTTACAACTTTCTTTTACTCTTTGGGGTAAATAAAACTTCTTGATTTTATTCCACGACAGGTTTTTCCCCTCCTTAAACTTACTCCAATTTTCGCCGTCGGCGGAAACTATCTTGAACTTTTTGTAAAACTGCACGCACCTACTAATCTCCGAATAACTAATTCCTATATCCTCTGCTACCATTTTCAAGAACTCCATATTTCCTCTTTCGTATCTTTTATAAAGAGGGTCGTCCACTAACCTCTCTCCGATTTTTCCGTGAGCTACAATAACCTCTACCCTTGAAATCCAGATATGCTCCGTGAGAATTGCCTGACACTCGTCAATTAAGGACTGGTATTCGTCTGATTGACGCGTAACTGACGTATCTAATGTTTTTGTCATATTTTTGACGCTCTAATTTAACCTCTAAGGAGCTTTTAGGGGTTGAGCTGTATTAAACTACCCAACCCCTAAAACACTTCTAAAAAGGAATATCATCGACATTGACTTCCTCCTCCTCTGACTCTGAACCAGCAGAATCCTCTCCTTTCGTTTTAGCTGTCATTCGTACCTTTCTCTCCTCCACGATTTCAGTCGGGGATTTCTTTATCTTTTCAGTAATTAACTCCATTTCTTTCTCAGTTAAAGGTTTATTTTTCCGAGCAGGAATAACAGTATATTCTGTATTTTTATCCACTCCAACTCTGTTAATGTTAATGTCGTATTCAGGAATAACATCAAACTTGTATTCAGGATCTTTCGAATACTTACCAATCTGGCTGTAAATCTTCCAGCCAATCTGCAATAGTTTTATCTGTCCATCTACCCTATCTATCACATAACCGATATACCTGACTCTCGGAACTAATCCTTTCTCGCAAAACCAACAATGATTATCTTTGCCGATACAGATATAAGACTTGTTCTGCTTCCTAATATAATGAGAGCCATAATCCTCAAAGATAGTAAGCAACCTGACTCTGTTATCTCCTTCCTTCAACTTCATATATCCTCCACTACCGATATTGTATTTTTTACCCGTCTTCTCGTAGTCTTTGAACTTGCTCATTTTATTAACCAAACCTTTTTCATCGTGCCAAATTTTCCTTCCGTCATTGTATAATTCCCAGTACCCTCCTTTTTCCTTATTTGGTTCAATGATTGGGATTTGATTTGTCATATTTATAATCGACCTTTGTTATTTTGCTCTATTGATATAGATGGCCAATTCTCCTATATCTAAATTCTCTACCTCTTGCTCATAAACATCTCTTACATTTCTTTCAATTTCATTTTTCCCAGTTGGAATATAATCATAAATAGCTTTTCCTTCTTCATCTTATTATTTTGCTTTAAAGTTATTTAATTTATTAGACGACCTTTAATTTATGTATTTCTTTTTGACAGTAAGGACAGATAGAAGCTTCTTTTGAAATTAACTTTTTACAAAACCCACAAGGGATTCCACCCTCCTTACAAAAAGCATAATAAAGAATAGCCCAGAATCCAAACAAGAACCCCATTCCAAAAGCTAATCCCTGATTCTTCTCCTTTCCTTTGGCAAGAGAATAGCATATCCCTCCAGAAATAACCCAAATGACTAACATAAATAATATCCATTCCATAGTTTTCAACTTTAATTAATTTATATTCGACTTTTAAAATACCCCTAACTCTGATAACCTTCTAAGATTCTCGTCGCTATTGACCTTTCGTTCATATGCGTCCCAGAACCTTCTCGCACAGAAGATTTGAGCCTTGTTATCCTGCTCTTTCTTAAGATGTCTGGATTCATAGACGACTTTGACGAAAATCTTTTTAGTAGTGTAAAGCATTCCTATCATTCTTTCGTTTCGCTTGCCCTTATTTATCCTGACTGGTATTTTGTCTTTCATTTTTTTGCCTTAGCGTTCATTATTAAGTATTCCCCTAACGCCTGTGCCTCTGCTGAATCTAACTCGTCTGCGATAATCTTTCCAAGTCTTTTAAGAGGCATTCCTGTTGCCTCCATTCTTGTTTGGTAAATGACTCTGCTTATTTCTGCTTCCCTATAAAAAATATCCCGTTCCCTATCTTTAAGTTTCTCCTTTTCCCTTTTCAATCCAAGAATCCTCAACTCAAGAGCTGGATTCGATATTCCTGCTATTCTTGTATCTTCCAACTCTACCATCAAAGTATAAATGTCCTTATCTAATTGTTCTAATGTTTTATTCATAGCTTTTTGTCTGCCTTAAACTTATCTTTTAATTCTTCATTCTTCGACTTTACTTCTGGCTTGATGATATTCAGATACTTCGCAACAACCTCTGCCTGAGTCTTTCCTTTCAATCCCGTAAGTTGAGAGATATAATTACTCCACTTAATTCTCCAATTTTCTCCAAAGCAACCATCAATCACATACTTCTTTTTGTTATACTGAAACCTTAGCTTTTTCCTCTCATCAAATACGACCCATTCAGGCTTCTTAGGTGGAATTTTCTTTCTGATACATTGGGTAATCAACCTGACATCTTTTTCGTAAATCTCGTTTAACTTTTCATCATCTAAAAAGAGAGGAAACTCTGCCGTAGTTAAATCGTCTTTGCTGATATAGAATACCCTGCCTTCATCTAAACCCATTGCTTTCATTCCTGTAAGAGCTTGTAATCTATGATGAGGATAAGCACTTCCAAGATAATTTTTCTTAGCCCAGAACAGCATAGAGTTAATAGACTTGATTTCAAACAAGACCGTTTTTAATCCTTCAGGATATTTCTCTGAAAGAACCTCTACCAGTTTACTCGATATTCTTTTTAGATTCGGCATTAGCTTAAATAAAAGTTCCTCACTTATTTGCCTCTTAGCTCTTTCCCAATCAGGCTTTCCTCCTGCTACGAAATCGGGTCTTACCGATATTCTTAAATGGTCTTTGTCTTCTGGAATCTCATACCATTTATTATCATAGATAAGTAGCCCTGCCGAAACTAAAACAAACCCAACAATCCTTTCGAAGAAATTACCTGCCTCGAACTTTCGCAGGGTTCTTTCGTCATAATCGAAGTCGGGTTTGACTGCCGTCATTTTAAGATACCTTTCGTAAGGGTCTTTGCCGATTTCTGAAGCCCACAGATGATTTCTCTCTTTTAACTTTCTTTTGCTTCTTCCGAAAATCAACTGCTCGTTCCAGATACCAGTAAGACTCCACGATACTTTTTTTTCTTCCTCCATAAAGTTTATTGTTTTTTTAATTTATAATGCGACCTATACCTTAATTATTCCCGAAAGATAATAGTTTGTCAAGCCCTTTTTCATCAATCATTTTACAATCCCCACAGTTCCAACATTTATATCCAATTATACCCATCGGAACTTCCCCTCTTTTTCTATTTTTCATTCCCTTAACCACTATCTCTCTTTCCTTTTTACACTTAGGACAGATGTCCTTTTGAACTTTTAGATATTTTCTCATATTCTTTAAGCATATCCGAATACTTAATTAAGTATTGCTGAATTGCTACACGGACTAATTTCGTAACAGGTATTTTTAGCTTTCTCGAAATAATGTAAAGCTGTTCCATCTGTTTTGAATCTATCTTTGGTCTATACATATTCGTATGTGTTTTTAGATTTTTATTTCGACCTTTTAAAGTTTAAACCATAACCCTATATATACAACTAACCAAAATATAGTTATAGCCAAGACTACTTGAAAGAAATCTATTATTTTGGTTTTTGTAGTTGAGTATGTTATTGGTTTTCTGTATTTATTCATAGTTTTTAGCAAAAATTTGTCTGCTTCCATGCTTTTCTATTTTTTTATTTATCTTATCAAAATCAGAATAAAACTTTTCAACCTGTTTTAAATCCTTATATTTTCCATTAAATTTAAACATAGATTTATTGAGCTAAAACAAGATATACCTCTTGTGCTTTACCTATTTTCGCTTCTTGACCTTTAGGTTGGTTTATCTCTTTGGTTAAATAAAATGTTCCACCACCCCACCCCCTACCCACTCCAGTTATAACATCAATTCTTTTATTGTCGTGATGATATTTCCCATCGTTCCATTTTACTTTGTCGCCTACTTTAAATTTTGCCATATTTTTTTGCTTTAAATTACTTGATATAATGTTCGACCTTTTCTCTTTCCTACTATAAGAATACCAAATTCCTGAAACCCTGTCAAGCCCTCTTTTGTCCACAGCTTCACAATACACCCCAAGATGTCAAGTCCTTCTCTTGTTTCAACCAAAACAAAAACCCTTTAGTAAGGGTCAGTTGGTTATTTAAGAACCGAAGGATTTTTGTTATAAATCGTTACTCGTTAAATTTTACTTTTGGGTTGCTTCTGAAGCAAATTCCCAAGAAAGTGAGGAATCCCATTATAGGAGTAAATATGTGAGGAGGTATAAATGCTGTTATAGCTTCCACTCCTCCGACCAAGAACATTGTTAAGATTGTCCAGTTAGTTTTGCTTGATAGTATTTTTTTAAAATTCATTGTTTTAAACGAATTAGTTGATAAACGACCTTTTTAAAAATCTACTTCATTTAATTTATACTGCCAGTCCCCTATCACAAGAGGCACTCCTTTTCTTATTTCCACAAACCCATCATTCTGGGTTTCAAGTAAAAATGCTTTTAAGACATTGTTTTCTTCCGCTATAATAATATCGTGTCTATGGGGAAGTATCTCTCCTATGTTGGTTGTTACCTGAACCTTCCTCGCTAAAGCTACTGAATTGATATTATAAACTTCTGATAAATGAGCCTTAAACTCTAAAGCATAATCATCGCAATCGTGAAATTCTGCTACATATTTCTTCCTATCTACCCAGCTGTATTTGATAATGCTTTTCATCACGCTCCAATCTATGATGGCATATCTCCTGTCTGCGAAGTATATCTTGTTTGGGTCAAACCCAAGCACTATTAAAAGACTTCTTATTTGAGTGCTACTTACTATTCTTCTTATTTTGAGGTGGAATGCCTCTTTTAAAAACCATTGTCCTTTCTCTATTAAAGAAGAACCTAACTTTTTAAAGATTTCTATTTTTTCTGCTTTCATAGTTTTAAAAATTATAGAGTGTGTTTGTGTATTATTGTTGAACCCTTCTCTAAAAACTGGAGTCAAAATCTTGAATGTTAATTATTTAAACCAATCTTTTTTAATTGGAGTTGAATTTTCTAATCCCGACCATTTTCTTAATTCATTTGCTGAAATTTTAGTATATTTTTCAGCAAATTGAATAATAATTTCTCTTATCTCTTGACTATAAATCTCGTCTTTCCAAATTTCATTCCTGACAATACTTTTTAATGCCCTTCTTCTTTCTTTATCTTCTATACTTGCTTCAACTAATGTTAAAAGTCTTCCAAGTAAACAATCCTTAATCTGATTAACATTATATTGAATATGAGAACTCAATAAATATAATTTATCGTTTAAAGGTTCTTCCATAACTTAACTTAACTAAACTTGACTTGACCCCAGATTTAAAAGAACTGTTTTAAAAAGTATAGAGATGTTTGAACAATGATTTATTGTTAAAGCCATTAAACTATGTTATAGAAAACATCTCCTTATTAGGTTTGGCTTTTTTCATCGTCTTCTCCAGCAATCAGGTATAACGGCTTTCCGCAGTGAGGACATTTCTTTTTAAGCCCTGAGGATTTATAAGTTATCCTACATAGCCGACAATATGCTTCGTAGAATATCAGATACACTAAGGGATAACCGCATTTAGGACACCTTGCTTTAATCTTTTCTCCGCAATCGGGACAATAGAAATAAGCTAATCTTCCCATTAAGAATACAACCCATTCTTGTTGTTTCTTTTCTTCTTTTTAATCGGCACAGATTCTCCCACTTCAATCTTTATCATCAGTTTTTTAGCCTCTACTGTTTCCCAGCCTTTTTCTTTCCACCTGTAAAATATCAGGTTGATGGCTTCCATTATAGAGAAACCTATTCTCTGTCATACATCTCTTTGATTGTTTCAGCCATTATAGATTCGAATTGTTTATCAGTTAAGATAAACTCTTCTGGTTCATCATCCATATTTATCACCTATTATTAAATTGTTAAAGGAAGTTAGTGGATAGACGGTCGTAACAAGGTTTTTACTTTTTGTCTTCTTCCAATCTAATTCCTTCAAAGATAGAGGTAAGCCTCAATTGTGAGCTTGAAATCCAATAGCGTGGAACTCTAAGTTAGTATCACAGTTCGGCACTGTGCGGCTAAAGATGAACCCTCGTTTTGATATTACTATCAAACACTAATCATCTCACCACTGTTGAACTAGTTATATATTGTCTCAAGAGCCCTCGAGACCATCAACTATTTTGCTATTTCAGTGGTCGTCTATTACTAACACCCTCTATCTTTCAAGGAACTAAAGTCATTGGGGAACAAAGCAAATTACTTTATAAAATACTGTATTCCAAAACTTATAATGGCCACGATCACACTAATTTTAATTGTTAGTTGCCCTATTTTGACATCAATCTTGTCTATCCTTTTGTCTAAATCTTTTGCGTTCTGCTGAGCAATAATGTAATTGCCCTTTATTAAGGTAGGGATATGGTTAGTTACCTCTATTTTAATCTCCTTAATATCGTCTTTGATATTCTGTATATTTGTCGCATTAACGGCAATGTTGATTTTATTTTGTTCTATTAATTTCATATTTTTTATTTAAACCCGTTATCTACAAAATAATCTTTGAGCCAACCAACATCATTCGCTACTCCCGACAGCAAAACTTTCATTTCTACAACGTCTTCATTCGTTGCGTTTACCTTTCCGTCCAAAGAAGCTAATCCTCCAAAAGCATAAGCAAACAATCCTAACATAATACTGACAGCCCAAACGAAAACTGCGAAGTCTACTTTTTTATTTTCTTTTTTCTTTTCCATTTAGCCAAAAAAATTAAGGGTATGAACTAGGTGTGTAGTTGAGCTTGTCCCTCCTACAACATCTGTGCTTAAAGCAACATTCGTTCCTGAGATAGAAGCTGTAACTGTTCTTCTGCTCGTTGTTGTTCCCTGTCCTGATGATATTAACCCCGAAGTAAGATACGGAGGCACTAGTAAAACCTGTCCCCTCATATAATTAGTTGTCGTCCCTCCGTCTACGTTGTAAACGTTTAAAGTGCAAACAATAAATCTTGTCCCTGTTGGAATTGCTACGTTTCCCGAAGGGGTATCTTCGGCTGTAAAATCTCCCGAAGCTGTTCCTAAATTACTCCATTCGTCTATTTCTATTCTAATCTCTGTTGCTGACACAGCTCTACCAATACATTTTCCGTAAGTTCCTACGGGCGTTCCAACTGCTCCTGCTGTATCTGATAAATAATATCTACTTCCTGCTATCAATCCTGTGAAGCCAGTAACTATTCCTTTAACCTGAACGGCAATAGCACTTCCACTACCTCCAGCAACTTCGCTGGTAAAACCAATAAAAGCTTGAATCCTTTCGTCAACAAAACTTGCGTCGGTCTTGTAAGCATATCCGTCGGAAGCTTTGATATAAACTGCAATAGGCGTAGAAGCAATCGCTTCCCCAGCAGTCATTTGGATTGGTAACTCTCTATTTATTTCGTCAGCCGTGAGTTTATCTCCTGACGACTTTGGTCTTGCTGTATCACTCATATTTCTTTTACTGAAAAGAAGTTGTCTTTAAGAAAATCCTTCGGCTTCTTCTTTTCATTAAACGTATAATCTTTTTCTTCAAAAATTGCTTTCAAAACCTTAAACTTAAAGCTTAATCGACTTACGGCTCTGTAAGCATCTATTTTATCTTTTACCTCTAATGTGATTATTAACTGTTTCATTTCTTTAATTTTTGACGCTCTAAGGCGTTCTCTAAGGTGTTTTTATATTAAAGTCGGTCAAGTGCTTATGCTGATACAAACGTATACTTACAATCAACGATTAAGGTAGTAACTGCGTCCTTTACCCAAGTCTTTCCACAGATGTGCGACCATAGCTGTCCCGTGTCTGCTCCAGCTCCTCCGTCAATGAAGTTTCCAAATTCTTTGTAAGTTCCGTTGCACTCTGTTTCAGAAAAGAAAGCTGTAATATAAGCAACGTTAGCCGAAGCCGTAGCCGAAGCCGTTAAGTTCCTGTAAGATTCTGTTTCTAAGGTTGTATCTCCTGCAACAGCCGAGCAAGTCCCTGTTCCTAAAGCACAATAGGTTATTTCTCCCGTGTAAGTAAGCGTTCCTGCTAATCTTTTACAAATCGCTTCGAATCCAATGTTACAAATAACATTCGTTGTAATGCTTAACCTCCGTATCTCTCCCAAAATATAATACTTTAAAAATAAAGACCTGTCCTTCGTTTTCTTAACTAAAAAACGAACAAACATATTCCAAGCTTGTTCTAATGGATTAAGCGTTGATTGATTATAAAATCTTGCTGTAATCTCTCCTCTAACTATTGCTTTTTCTTGTAATGCTCCTTGTATTTTTTTCATAAGTTTAATAAAGATAAAATGATGTTGATAGTCGACCCTCTCTCTTGGGGTCATCGTCGTCGTCAGGAAACCTTTCGGCTAAAACCCATACAATCGACCAAGGGTCATTCCTGATAAGTTCCGTAACGTTTATTGATTGGTGGTCGGTAACTTCGCTGTGTAGCGTAATTTCCTCTGTAACGTTTATGTCGGCGTGGTCTGTATAATACTTTTCTAAGACTTCGTTCTCTCCTATTTCTATTTTTTTAGTTTCGGCAAAAAGTAATCCCTGTAAAAAATCAATAATCCCGATTGTCCTTAATGTCGCCAACTCTACCGAATATAATGCTTCGGTATCATTTCTCATTTGAATCGTAACTCTTTGTAGTATAAAGTCCTCTGCTGTAATACTTCTAATAGTGGAAGATATTTCTATCGTTTGTCCTGACCTTAATCCCGAAGTATATGTTCTGAAACTGCCTTCCTTTATTGAATTTTTATAAGCTTCTAATTGAGCGAGAGCATATTGCTTCGCTTCGTTGGTTGTCTTGATTGACTTGTCAATTTTTTTAAACTCATATTGTCCGTAAGTGTCGATTGAATCTTCGTCTAATACTTGAACAATAATCGGTATCAAGGGAGTTCCTGTAACCAAGACTGCTGTTCCAATCCCTACTGCTGACCCCGTAACCCGAATATACTTTTCGTTGAAGTTCCACATTACGTCGTAAGCGTCGTCAAGGTTAAGAAAATCTATCCCTACTGTCATTGCTGAACCACTAATCGTTACTATCGGGGTTTCTGAAAACTTATAACCAAGAGCAAAAGTCTTTTTAGTTCCGTCGCCTTCAAAATGTTCTTCTCTTGTAGAACTCGCTACCTTTTCTCCTCCTCTAACTATAACAAGGTTTCTTAACTGACTTAAATCATCTAAAAGTTTCAAGCTTTCAAAAATATAATTTCCGTCATCGTCGTTAAGGTTAAAAGGGGACGGCTCTGCGTTTTTGCTAAAAAAGTGAATGTCTTTAGCGTAGTCGACATACCAACTAAAATTAACTTGTTCTGCTAACATTTGAATCGCCTCTGAAACGCTAACATAATTAAACGCTATTGAATCGATTGTTATGTCGCAGTTTACGTTCGTAGTTGTGAATCCAGCCGTATATACAGATAAAACGTTCGTTATAATTTCGTCGACTGTTTTATCTTCGTATCTTTCCGTTACCAATCTTTTATTTAAGTAATGCGTCCAATCCTTACAGTTTATTTTGAACTTTTGTAATCTTGCTCCCTCTAAGGTTTCCTCTAATGAAATGATAATCCCAGCAAAGATTTTTGTCGCTCCGTCTAAAACTTCAATCTCGTCCCCAACGCTGGGCTTCCAAGTTTTAGTATCTCCATATTTTCTCGTTTCAAAAGAGCAAGTATTAACCCTTGCGTTCAATATATCCGTTATCCTGAAACTGCTTTGTAGTATATAGTTAGTTCTGTCATTACTTTGTATATTAACTTGAATGTTCATTTTATTTCATAAACCTCATTTGTGTCTTTAATCGTGAGATAATCATATCTCCTATTTTCTCCGCTACGTTTTCATCTAAAAAGGTATTGCCTTCTATAATAAGAGTAATGTTTCCTCCCGACCTTCCTGCTGGAATAATCCTCTCTCCTCCGTGAACAATAGCAGGGACAGGCGTTCCGAATGGAGCGTTTACAATCCCTCCTTGCTGAAAATGAGGCAATCCTAAACCAACTCCCCTAATAGTGCTACCGACCAATCCTCCTATTTCTCCTATAAACCCTTTCAATCCTGTCATAAGATTCCATATATTCTGAATCTTCTCTGTAAAGAAATTAAAGACTTCCATAAAAACATCTTTAATCTCATTAAGCTGACCCACTACTGCTGTTTTAATTGCCTCCCAAATTTCTATTAAGAGATATTTTACATCGTTCCAATGCTTATAAACCTGATAAACCACCACTCCCAAAGCAACTAATGCTAAAGCAAGAATCGCAACAGGACTTACGGTTGTAAGCATCAATACTTTTAATGCTTTACCTATAACAACCAAAGCCTTAAATCCTGCAATAACGCTTGGCAAATACCCTATCATCAGCAACATCGAACCGACTAATAAGGAGATTCCAGAAGTAAGTATCGTTATTTGAGTGATATTCTTTTTAGTTTCCTTAGGTAAAGCATTAAATTGTTTTAACAATTTACTTAAAGTATTAATAACCTGATTCATAACAGGCAAAAATCCTTCCCCAAAACCTTTTTCCGCTTCTTCGATTAATCGTGGTAATGATGTTAGCTGTTTTCCCACCTTTCCCATAGCGGCTTCGTAAGTTCCTGCAACCTTTTTTCCTTCAGCTAAAATAACATTTAAAAATGCCTGTTTCTTTTCTACATCAGTTAAATCATCTGCCGACTTCTCTAATTCCTCTGCATAACCATCGTAAATACTATTCAAACTTTGAACTATTCCAAACTGCTTTAATAAAACTGTATTTTGAGAAACAATAGCATAAGTCAAAGTTTCCGCCGCCTCCGAACTATTCTGTCCAGAGATAACAGCTAAGTCCTGAGCAACCCGTGCTATCTTCGAAGCCTGTGCGACATCAAGTTGACCCTGCATAAACCTAATTAAAAGTTCTCTCGCAGACTTTGTAGTGATTCCCAGCTTTTTAATGACTTCTTCCTGTTCTGCTAATACATCGCTGGAAACTCCCGATACCTTCCCTACGTTTTCTAAAACAACTCCTAAGACTTCAACCCGTGCTGAAGTCAATCCAGTTTTTACTAATAACGCTCCCAATCCTACCCCAACAGCAGTAATTCCCTTTCCCCAATCCTTAAATGCCTGTTTGTTATTATCTAACTTCTTGTTAAAAGTTCCTAATTCACCCTGAACATTTCGCAATTCACGGGTGAATTCATCTTTTAATCTAAGAACTACATTTAATTCAGAATCGTTTGCCATTTCGTTTAGCTTTTTTTAATTGTTTTTTAATCTCTTTGTTTTCTAATCTAATCTTATCTAACAAAAGCCCTAAAAACCACTTAGGTTGTTTCATATATTGCTGATAAGTCCAGTCCATTTTCTGGCAAAGTTCTATCATTAAGAACTCTGGTGTTAGTAGCCCGATTTTATAAAGTCGCCTTGACTCTATTCGGGCATCTAAAAATCCACTTCTCCGACAATTTTCATTACCTCAGCTTTAATAAGAAGATAGTCTTTCTTTCTCATATTTCCTATCGCTTCCATCACATTTTCTTTATTGCCGTCTATACTAACGACAATGTTTTCTACTGCCTTTTTCTCTCTCTCTAATACAAGGGTAGCGTTTATATTATCTCCAAAACTGGCTTCTTTTCCTACAAGAGATTTCACTTTCAACATCTTGTAATAAGCTCCTCTAATCGCCCAATCTTCTTTTGCCGTAATCCAAGCTTTCAAGACAATCTTCTGTTTGCTAATAGGAGTAATAATTTCCTTAAATTCTCTTTCCATATTTATATATACTTTTCAACTTCATTGATGAGGACAACCTGAATCATCTTCGAATCAGCAATCTTGAAATGAGCTTTCATATCAAGATTTTCCATTACTATTCCGTCTAAATCCTTGTCTTTCGACCAGTCCGTAATTGTAACCTTATTCAAGTCAATCGTAATCTTCGGATTAGTTGAAGCCCCTATGGTAACCGAAGATGTAATCTCAATCCTCATTGCCTTTGGCGTTCCTGCTAAAAAGAAATCCTTGTAGGTAGTTCCGTTATAGGTCTTAGAAAGACTAACAGAAACCTTCATTGACTTGTTTAGGAAATCGTCTGGATCTGAGCTTCCCAAAATGTCGTCTTTCTCTATGTCCTTGTCTATGATAATACTTGCCGACCTCACTTTTACAGCCGTTGCTGTTCCTAATTCTCCTTGAGTATCAGCAAAATACACGGAAACTTCGCTGGCAACGAACTCATTTTCAGCAATATAGGTAGGAGTCCCTGTCGCTGACTGTCCTTTCTGAGAGATTAAATCTGCCGAAAAGACAACGAACTCATTAACATCCGCACTAATTTCAAGTGTCTTTATCATACAAAGCGGATAGTCAACTTCCGTACTATTGCGAGGGTCTTGAACATACAAGGTAATAGAAGGATGCTGATGGTCTTGTAAAACCGTAAATGTATGGGTATAGAGGGTAGCTTCAGGCGTATTAACAACAATAGCCGTTCCTATGGCGTTCAAGAATAGAAGCCCGATAGCCCTATCCCTGACAACTCCTTCTAATGTTCCCTCACCCCACTTGCTTACGATTTTGTTTCCAGTCGAATCCTCAATCACTCCATAGCTTTGATTGTCGATAAGGACAGTTGCCTTATCTCCGAAGTCAAAACCTCTGCGAGGAATCCAGTAAGAAGAAGCAACAGGCGTTCCCCTTGAAGTTTCTCTGCCGATTCCTATTTCTATTTCTCTGCCAATTAGTTTACTCATTTTTTATTATCCTCCTCAATTTTTTTAAAGCCTCCTCTTGTGAAGAAGCCTTAACGCTTATCATTTTATTAGGGAAAAAGTAAGAAATCTCTCGACCCTTAGGAGCTTCCTCCTGAGATTCTACTTTATCCTTTTCCTCTCTTTTTATTTTTTTCATCTTTCTTGTAAAAAATGTGAGTCAAACCTGATGCTACCTTCCGCTGACCACAATCCCGTAATCCTGTCAGCAGAAACTTCATTAGGGGTAGTAACCTGAATGCTTCCCACATCTGTTCTTAAATTATTATCTGCGTCTATGTTTATATTATGCCTTAAAATATAGGCTATACTCGACGTTTTTAGTTTGTAATCTGATTCCCTCCCGACCAGCTTTTCCCGAACCTGATTCAATCCTGCCGAAATTAATGCCGTCCTGTTAAAATCCTTCCTTATGTCAGCTATAAAATTAAGAAGAAGTTTTATCCTATGCTCGTCTTCGAGGTTCGAGAACTCCGTAATTTCCGTAGATTCAATGCTGATAATAACTGCTGGAATCATACTAACTTTAATGCTCCCAGTCAGCCCATTATAAAAACCCTTAATCCCAGAGGTATTGTCTTTTATTAAATCGAGGTATTTTTGAATAATTGGGTCGCGATAATCTTGTGACATTTTAATATCTTATAGTTTTAGTATGTTTTTTAGAATTACAACTTCTACACAAAGGTTGAATGTTTGAAATATAATTAGTTCCTTCATTATCTAATGCAACAATATGGTCAGTTGTCAATTTTATTTCTGGTTCTTTTCTTTTACAAGCAAGACAAGTATAATTATATTTTCTTTTTAAATCCTGCCATTCTTTTAAAGTGAACGAACCTTCGGCATTTCTCTTTTTGTAATACTTTTTAAGACTTTGCTTTCTTCCTTTACCGATTTTCTTTCTTTATTTTTCTCTCGCCATTCTTTATCCTGCACTCTCTTTTTCATTCTATTTTCTGGTTTTGCCATATACTCCCTTTGCTCTTTTCTAAACCTCTCTATGTTTTTAGCTCTCCAGTTCTTATTATATCTGTTTACTTTCTCTGAATTTTCTTTCCTCCATTTTCTCATATACTCTTTATGCCAATTATGCATTCTTTCGTTAATAATCTCTCTATGTATAGATTGCCAAATTGTTTGTCTACTGACCCCAAATAAATCTCCTATCTCCTTATAGGTTTTGCCTTCTTTTCTTAATTGAAGTATTTTCTTTTTTCTATCCATTACTTCATTTTACTACATTCCATATTAACTTGTCAACTTCATCATCAATATCTTTTATTCACTCGTTGCCATAACCCTTTATGAAAAATCTGGACAATTTCATTCTTTATTCGGTTAACCAAACGCATCATTCTCCTTCTTGGAAGCCTGTATCTCGGAAGCCTTGACTGGTGGAACTTGAAATAAGTTCTGGCGTTCCAAACCACAGCAAACATTTTCTCCGCCCGAAAGGTAAAGCTTCTTCTCATCTTTCCTGTCCTTTCTAATATAGGCCACGGATAGAACTTTTTCCTTTTCTTCCACGGTTCTCCGATAGCCCTTCCTCTCGTATCGAATACTTCCCCTCCAAAAAACGATTTTAGGAATTTCGAACTCTTAGTCAATTCAGGTTTGAAATCTTTGACGTTGTCGCCCAGCCCTCTTAATCTTCTTACAAGCTGAGCCTCCCCTTCAATAGACCATACAATTTTTACAGGCATATTGGCTTTGAAACGCAATTAAAGAATGTCATAAACTAACTGATAATTTTGGTGGTAGAAATCGTTTACCATAATCTTAGAGGAGAATAGGAGATGTCGGAGGAATTGAACACTTTTCCTATTCTCCTTTAAAACTCGTCGCTCATCCTAATAACATTATCCCCTCCGCCTTCGTCGTCATCAGCGTCTTTAGTCGTGTCATCAGGCCATCCAGAAATCTTTACCCCAGACGACTTTTGAGAAAGGACTGCTCCACTTGAATCTAATAACTCTAATTCTCCATCGACTATCTCTTTTAGTTTTTGTTCTGCCCATTCTATCCATCTCTTTCCCCTTGTATTTTCACTCTCATCTCCGCCAGCAGAATACTCTTTGTCTAACAGCATACCAGCCGAATATCTCTTTTCTATTAAAACCACAATATCAGGCACAGCAGAAAGAGGTAGAGAATAAACCTCATATAATTTCGATAGAACAAAAGAATGTCCCTCATTCGCATAAATCGTAACAATATCTTCGTCTAATTTATCCCAATTATAGTCTAATGCTATCGCTGAACTGCTCGCAGGAGCATTCTTTACAGTTGTCTTCCCAGTAGAAGCAACAATAGAAGCAGGCGTTCCCACAGAAACACCGTCAATATAAACAATAATATCCTCTACATCAACAGCTCCGTTTCTGTCTTTGTCAACTAAAGGAGTATTAAGAGTATAAAAAATAGTATTAGAGCCGTCTTTAGTTCCAGTTGGGGTTTCCTGCCTTTCCTTAGAAATTAAACCAGCCTGCTCCCTTATTTCTTGATTGGAAACATAGTTACTCATAAGTATTACGCACGGGGAGAAAAAGTCCCAGCTGGCAGTTTTTCCTCCCCGAAAACGCTAAATTTATTCCCTCGCCATCAGCTTAACATAAGCCGTTCCGCTGGAGTATTCTGTAATCGCTACCTTAACAAACTTGTAAATATCATTTATCACAAGTTTGCCGTCAGCCGTCAAATCCCCTATCTCTACCCAGTGAGAATCGTCGCAAGAGCCGTATGCTTTAGCCGTAGCAACTACACTCTCACCGTAGAGGAAAAAGGTTTTGTTCAACAATCTTAATACCCCGACAGAAGAACTTTCAGCCGTTCCAGTTTTTTCTTCTAATAATGTGAATTGTTTTATAAGCATATTTTTGACCTTTTTAATAATTAACTCATACCTGTCCTCTTTTTTACAAGCCACAAGGTCTTAAAGGACAGGGTGAATTAGCTATTTCCCTTTATTCTCCTTTCTCAGCTTTAGCTTTGGCTTTAGCTTTGATTTCCGCTACGGCTTTCGCCTCAGCTTCTTTCTCTACTTTTGCCTTAGCTTTAGCTTTCTTCTCCGCTTTCTTTTCAGCTTTTACAGGAACGACCTCAATCGTTTCTAAAATGCCATCTTCTACCAAACCCAATCCCAGCTTGTCGGCTATTTCAATCTTGTCGCCAATTCCATAGATTCTCCCATCGTGATTTAAGTTACTTAAAACTTTGAATATCATATTAGGCGTTCATAGGAACTACAACAATGAAAAGCCAACAACTATCCGCAATTGCGTTCTGCTGAGCAATAATGTTATTGCCCTTAACTTCGTCCCAATTAGCGTCATCGATAGTTCCTACCCTTCCAATAGTTTTGTCTACTGCAATTACAATAGCATCACTAATATCATTGGCATCATTATCTTGAACTGTAATTGTCGCCGAAGTATTGCTCGCAATAGGAATAGCCCAAGCATCTATTACCCTGACTTTTGCCTTCAAGGCATAAGTGAAAGCACTCGCCGAAGTAGAAGTACAATCCATTACAACTAAGTAAGGAGAAACCTCATTATCAGCCGTAAACGCATAAGGATTTATGGTTCTCTGGCTGAAAATCTTCGTCATTCTTTCTTTTATGTAGCCCATAGTAATAAAGCTTGAAACTAAGCGATAGCATCCTTAATCAGATAGGCACAATCAACATCCACAGTTTCCCTGACATAACTGTCAGTAACCCTGACGAATGTTCCTTTCTCATCTTTAACAAACCAAGTATCAACCATTCGAGGTTTATTTAATTGGAAGAAATATCCAAATGAAACCTTTTTGACGGCAGGTTTAGGTTCTACATAAACCAGCCAAGCGTATTTGCCCCAGATGTAAGATAACGAGCTTGTCTGTCCTTCGTTGGCACTTTCGTAACCAGCACCGCCGATTACTACTTTTTCAACTCCGAACAAACGAGCTAATAAATCTGGACTTGCTACGCCGAATTGAGAGTACTTGATTCTGTCAATGATGTCTGGGTGGTCTAAAAGCTTATCATAGACCTGCTTCCCCAAAACAAGAACATTAGGATCTTTAAAGATATAACTGTGAATAGACTGCTTCCCTGCTCTGATAATTCCAATCGGGTCTGAGTTAGCATAATCGCTCCATTGAGAAGTTCCTGAAAGAGTAATATTCCGAGAAAGATTTCCAGTACTCTGCATATAAACAGCTAAATCGTACTCTTTCTCTATCAACAATCTTTCAGTTACATTTTCAACAGCGTCGATTTTAGGCGTAAGAGGTTTAGGAGCTTGGTCTACTAGTTCCACAGGAACTAACTCTTTTAAGGCGTGTTCTTTAATGACATACGCATCAGACTGCGTTAAAGCGTAGCTGATTTCGTTTGTCTTAGAACCCATACCCCTGAGAGATTGAACTTTCCTAAACTTGCTCTTGTCATATTTGAAGTATTTACCAGTCTTTTTCTTGCTTAAAACAACAGGACAAATCTGCTCAGCAATATACTTATCGTTTTGATAAGCAATAGAAACATTGCTAAGTATAGGGTCATAACGAATATCTTGTAATGCAGGCATATTATTTTGAAATCATATGAATCGTGATAAGCATTTCCTGAATATCGCTCACAGCCGTACTCGCACCCTCTAACATTATTCCTATTACAGAAAGGTGGTCTGTATCACAAACTATTGCCTGACCGTTTGCATCAGAGGTAACCCTGCTTCCGAATGTTACTCCGACAGGAGTTCCACAGGAAACTTTGGTCGTCCCTAATAACCTAACAACAGCGTTCTCGCCAGTATTAGGCTTGTTCTGCAATACTCCGATAATCTCATCAGATGTAGCAGAAGCAAGAGCAATCGTGTTTTTGGCACTCATCTTGACTAAGAAATACTGTTTCAATCTTAAATCAGTAGCAGTTATAAAGGTTTTGTCTAAAATTCCAACTGATTGACTCATTTTCAAGTGTATTTTTAATCCGAAATCCGACTAAATTTCATTTCCCTCCATATTTTTTTGTAATCTTACGAGCTTTCGTTCTCGTAAGCTTTCGCAAGCTCTGGCTTTTCAGCTAAGACTTGGTCAAGAGCCTGTCTGTATTCCAGCTTGTCGTCTTTCTCCATCTTTGTTTTGATAAGAGAATCAAGCTGTTCAGAAGCCTTGACTGGAATCCCGCTTTCTGCACCGAGCTCCGAAAATAACTTTGCCTTCGGAAAGCCGTCTAAAATGGCTTTAAACTCTATCCTCTGTTCTTCGCTTAAGGAAAGGTAGAAACCTACCACCTTTTCACGAGATTTCGGTAGAAATAAGCCGTTAGAATTGCTCTCGCCAAAGACATAAGAATTCACGAATTTATCCGCTTGCATCTTCCTCAATTCAGTCATCGCCTTCACTCCTTCTTCCGCTTTTTTGGATAATATGTCTAATGATTGTTTGTTTACCGCTATCACTTCACTTGACTTTTTCTTTTCTTTTGCTTCTTTTTCTTTCGCTTCTGCTTCCGCTTTTTCTTCTTCTTCTTTTTTCTCAGCTTCTAATTCTTCTTCTGTCTTTCCTTCGCCTTCTTTAAGAATATCCTTGTAATCCTCTTTCTGCTCTTCAGTTAATTCCTCTTTGTTCTCTTTCAAAAAGTCCTTTTCTTCGTCAGTTAGTTCCTCCTTGTCTTTCTTTAATAATTCTTCTAAGGTCATCGTATTATTTTCCTCAAAAATGTATTCGGACAGCACTACGCCTGCCAATCCTTTAAAATAAGGTCGGTTCGTTAATGCTCCACCGACTAACACGTTTGAATAAACTTTATGACTTTCAGGGTCTTCGTAGGTTGAGTAAAATTCTGGACTGAAGTATTTATACAGATTGTCTTTTAACAACTGTATGCCTTTCGAAGTCCATTCTACTGTCGCCCAAAGACCTTCCCGACCTTTGTTAATTAACTGCTTGAACCAACCGACGGCAGGCAATTCTTGCTCGCCTACGGAATGACCTTCAGTTATGGGTATGTCTTTTCTGACTCCATTGTTAAAGTTATCAACAAACTCTCCTAAGTCTTTTTCGCTAATTTTAATCTTCCCATAAACAGGGTGCTTCCAAACTCCAACCTTGAAAATCTGAATAATGCTTTTCTTTGTTTCTTCGTCAAATTTAAGTTCTGATAAGTTGATAGGAAATATCAGCTCATTGGCTTTCCGAACCCATTTCTCTCCTACTTTCTTATAGACTTTTTTAACCGCACTCCAAGCAACCTTGTTGCATCTTTCCTCATCTTTATTGTATTGTTTCCAAGCTGAATTAAAAGCACTAATCCATATGCTAATGGCGTGCGGAGGAAGTTTCTTTATTCTGCTCGGCGGTTTATAAATTACATATGGCATAATTGTATTCCTCCAATTACCTTATAATAGTTTTTTCAAGAAACCTTGTCAAGTTTTATTCTTTTATTATTAAAGTTGTAGTTCCAAGTTGAACCTCTCCTAATTCCCTTGCTGTGTAGAAAACCTTTAGTATCCCGTTATCGTAAGCTCTCTTATTCCTCCTTGCCGACAAGACGAAATTCAAGACCCTTTCCCTGCCAAAGCTCTCATACATCCTGTCGAAATCTTTGTTGGAATTGCCGATGAATTTCTTTGAGAGGTTGAATCCTATAAACAGCCCCACTATCAAGAGAAGAATCAGGAATGGCATTTTGTAGTTTATCTCGTAGTGTAGTTTCATAAGTTTGTTAGTTGTTTATCTTCTTTATATATTATCCTTCTTTCTACCCCAGCCCCGTCTTTTGTAATCCCATAATACAAAGTATGCAAAAGAGGTTTTTCACTCGTATCGTCAGTAGTCATAATCGCTTTTACCCACAGGAACTTTCCCGTCAAATCTCCTGTTGCATCAGGAATCGTTCCTTCATCGCTTACCAAGTCAAATGTCCCCGAATAGTCCGTGCTACTACTGTTAATAAGAGCATAAATCTCTATGTTTGTAGTGGCATTGGTCGTAGAAGTCCATTCTATCTGGCTGGTATCAGTATCATCTATTGTATTGACATTCAAAGAACAAGAAATCCAAGTTCCCGTCGCAGAGCCTCCTGCTCCTGTCGTTCCCTCATATACCTTTAGAATGTCAACTGCCATATCTCCTGCATACCCTCCAGAAGCTGTTATTTTAAATCTTATCTGCGTAGTCGTAACAGAAAAACTGGTTGAAGCATTGGTATAAGCAACAGCACTTCCAGCGTGTTGCTGTCCCGATATGCTCCATATCTGAAACCAACTGCTTCCATCATAAGATTCGACAGACAATTTTCCTATATTAGCCCCATACATATGATAATAGAAATCTACATATCCACAGGTAGTTTCAGAAAGCGTATAAGAAAAAGTGTCTGTATTTCCATTAGTATAACAAGCACCGCTTGAAGTTTCTGCAAATACATAATAAGCAGAGCCATCATTTTCTTGCCCATCGTCAGGACCCGTGCTACCAGAAGGAGTTCCAAGACTGTCCCTTTGCCAACAATTTAATCCTCCATCATCTGACCAATCCCCCATACTTACTTCAAAATCTTCCGTGTCCTGTAATGATTCTCCTGTGCAACCAGCCCCAGTAACATCCATTGTCAAATCATCTCCACTCGTTACTGTGGTGGCGTGAGTTCCACAATCCCAATGAGCCTCCAAAAAAGTGGTAGTTGATACATCGGCGGTATAAAACCTTTTATCCGAGCCAGTAGAATTTCCTATGGTGGAAGTCGCTATCGCCCTAAAATGATAAATCTGAAAAGCATTTAAACTTGAAACAGTCGTCGTGACGGTAACTGTGCCTGTTGCTGTCTTTATATCTACTGAAGTCTGAGTTCCATAGGCAGTAGTAGTCCCATAGTCAAAATAGGTTGCTGTTGAAGTAGAATCTTGCTGTGTCAATGTAGCATTTAATTGGCACGAATCTCCCTCTATATTCGTAGCATCATCTGTTTCAATAGATGGACTTAAAACGGAAGCAGTATATCCTATAAGGAATAAGTCTATACCAACATTCTCTATTTTTTGTTCAGCCACTCTACCACTATCTATCTCTGTCCAAGCGGTATTATGATACGATGAGACATAATAACTATCATAACCAGTTTCTCCATTTTTTCTAATTGCATATTGATAATATCCTAAATAAAAGTGTAAAAATGCTCCTGTGTTACCTGAAGGAATATCAGAACCCATATCGACATCTACATAAGAACCCGTAGTAGCAGTAGAATAATCTATGCCATTTGTAAAAGAATCACAATTGCTTTTTAAATACCCGACTAAATAAATTTCGTGAGTGCTATATTCTGCTTTAGCTTCAAAGATTTCATTCCCATCAACCCCTATAAACCAACCTTGTATGTGTCCACCCAATATATCGTAATATCTCTCATCTGTTGAACCATTTTCCCTTATGCCCACCTCCCTACCAGCATTAACATTGTCATTCCACACATAAAGAAGTGCAAAAAGTGAAGTATCTCCTCCTGTATCTGAAGAAATATCAATGTCCGTCCAAGACGTATAACTTGCAGGTTTTTTATCAACTGAATTAGTAAAAAATGAGGCTTCTGTATCGGTAAAATATCCTACCAAATAAACATAGTTAGAAGCTGTGCTGTCTATATAAGCCTCAAAAATATCATTAGAATCAATCCCGATTGCCACAAAAGAATGACTCTTTGCCTCAGAATAACAACTAGTTATAGAATCTGTTGAGCCATTCTTCCTGACTCTTAAAAGATACCTGAAATTAACACTGGTGTTTACCACTTCAAGCATCACGCCTGCCGTATTCCCAGCATCTACATAGGCAGACACATCTACATCTATCCAAGCATCTGCTGTTGCAGGGGATATGTCTACCCTTGTCACTGGGATTATTGCCTCTGCTTTCCCAGAAAGCAATAACATAATGCCTATAAGGATTATGAATAATAATTTTTTCATCTTATCTGTATTTCAATTCCTTTGTCTTTGAAATCTTGAATTTTTTGTAGAGCATCATCGCTTTTCCTTCCGACGAAACTCTCTTGTTCGTCATATTTAAAATTATATTTTTCTTCTGGTATTCTCTTTGCTAAAACTTGCTTTAAATTCTCCTCGTGAAACTGGACAGTGTAAATGTCCCAAATCAACCCGTGTAGTTCATTGAATTGAGCCTTATTCTCGTCTAAAGTCATTAAAACATCATATTTTTGGAATGGCTTACTCTGTCCATATATCCAATAACAATAATAGGCGATTGAAAGTTCATCTGCTATCTGATTGAATTTCACATCAATCTTCTTCCTTAGTTCTCCAAATTGAACATTCTCAAAGTTTCTCTCTGGAACTATGTAACAATTCTTCGAAGGATACCACTCTGGCGGAGTTAATATCGGTAGAACCTGAGCTAAAGCAAACCCTCCCACCACCAAAACAATGATTTTCTTCCATTGTTTTTTAACCCAATTCCAAACCTGTTGTAATTTTTCTTTAATCATCATAAGTAAAATGAATACAGATTGATACCCAAGTAGGAGTTCCACTCACCGAAGTTACTATTAAGTCTATCTCGCTATCGGCAGAGATTGAAGCATCTGAAAAAGTAGTAGTCGATGTTTCTCCAGAAGCAGGGGATAAATCTGTCCCCATAATGTCTGCTGGTGAGCCATCGTCCTCTTGTAAATCGAAATTGACCGTTTGGTCTGATTCTGCCCATATTTTAGTTATCGTAATAGCTTTCGGATATCTCCATAAAGATTTAAGGTCGTCAGAGGCAGTTGGATCTTCAATGTATTTACAATCGCTACCCGTGTAAAGCTCAACATCAGC